AGATACGCCTGCATCGTGAACAACATTCGTGGAGACTCAGCCAACAGTTGAGACGGCGCGATGCCTGTCTCGCACGCCAAATAGGCGATCAACCAGTGGGCTGAGTTCTCTCCAAAGGGCCAATCTTTGCCTCCTCGGTAGAGATGCTGATTGCCTCGACTGTCTCAGTCCAGGCATGAAACTCGAGGCTGGTCACTTTGCGACGCTTCTCGGAATGCCAAGCCAGCCAGGCAAGGTCACGCACTTTGAGGTCGTCTTCAATCTTTGCCATTGAGACGTTGTGGATTTCTTCGTACTTGACGAAGTCGGCGAACTCGGCAATAGATGTGCGAACGCCATCAGCCGTAGTCACGCTGAGCGCAATTTTCATTTTCTACCTCCGCAGGTTAGGTGGATTGGAATCAGGCTCCGGTGGACTTGGTGATTGCACCCGAGATTGGGAACGTCACATCGGCGGTGGCGAGGTCGCCGACCGCACCGTTGACCGGAGTCCACTCGGTCACGAGAACCGAGAAGGTGTACGACGGGTTCGCCGACGAAGCGGCAGCGGTGCCGTTGGGCTTGATGACGCAGGTGACTGCCGTCGAGCCAACGAGCGGGAAGAAGATTCCGTCGATGGCGTTGTAGTCGTTGTGGATGCTGAACGTCACCGAGTTGTCCACCAACCCTGAGACCCTCGTGACCGCAGAAGATCCGAACGCCGTGGTCGCAACCTCAGCCGCGGTTGTCGACAAACTCACACTCGCCACATTCGCACTCACATCCGTGCCGTTGAACACGATGTTCGCGTCTTTGAGGACCAGCTTTGCCATGACTATTTGTCTCCTGCCTTATCGGCTGTTGAGGTTTTCTTGGATTCTTTGACGGGCGTGATGATGCCTGCCGCGATCAACAACTCTACATTGTCGATTCCGCTTCCGTCCACAAAGCCGCCCGGCTGAACGCCAGTGACGGGGAAGGGTCCGGAGACGAGGTATTTCGCCATGTTCTAAGCGTACACCGTGACCTTGAAATCGACCGCCAAATAGAGCGTGTCGTTGGCGTCAATGTTCGTGAGGTTCTCGGCGTTGGTGACGATGAGATCGGAGCACACCCCGCCGAGGGTGCGGTCTGCTTCGATTGCGGCACGAAGCGACTTGGCTCCGTCCCAGTTCATGTATTGGTCAAGCTGGTCTTGAGCGGTGCGTTCAGATGACCGGTTGACGATGAGCGTGATGGTGAAGTTCATGACAACGCCACCCGATGCCATGCCAGTCTGATGGAACGTGACGGTGTCGAGCGTTGGAAATGCGAATGGCGGGTTCACCTGGTCGGGCTGATAATCAAACGCTCGCAGACCTGAGACGGTGTTGATGGCCGTCTTGAGGCCGTCTTTGACTTGGCTGATTGTGGCTGGCATTAGGCGAACATCCGCATACGTCGATACGGCTCGACAAGCTGAGCCATGTCAGGGTCGAGGAATCGAGAGACGCGGATAGCGCCGAGATCGCCGAAGCCAGCAACGCCGAGCGGCGAATCGTAACGCTTGAAGATGCGTGACGATTGGATGATGCACGCCTGCTTCACCGGCTCAGGCACGCTCGCCCAACCCCACTTGGCCGTCACCTGCACGAGCGCCTGCTCACCATAGTTGGCGTTCACGGTCGGGAACAGATAGTCGCCGACAGCACGAATCTTGTCGTATGACCATGTGAGTCCATCAAGCACACCGTTGAGCGGTTCAAGCTGGTAATCGCTCGTCTGCCAAGTCGTGTCGAAGTTGCCATCTGCGAACGAGGAAGTCTTGAGCACGAAACTGTCGGTGGTGTAGAAGTCGTCGCAGTCTGTCCAGTATTCGTTGTTCGCTTGGAACACTCTTGGCGTTGCGGATGAGACAGCCCAGAACTGGCGGTTGCAGTAGCCGTCGATGAGGCGTGATGCGGCACCGACACAGTTCTCCAGCAGCGCATCATCTGCTGTGTCGGCGGTGCCGATGCGGAGAGCAGCCTTGACTTCTGCGAGCGTGCAGTACCCGTTGGTGATCGCCATGACGGGTCAATCCTACTCTGGTATGCCTTTCTGGATGAGTCCCTCACGCAGCTTGCGCTTGAACTCTTGAGCTTGTTGCTCGCCCGCATGGTTCGCAGGCCAGGAAGTTGAGCCGTGCCAGCGATTCCAAATAAGCCTGATACGCGGATCGAAGTCAGCCTTCAGTCCGAAGTACGACCATTCGGACCATTGCACCTCGTCTGCGTAGATGTAATCCCTGACCGGGACTTCACGCAACGACGACACCCTGAATGCAACGCCGCCATTCTGCGGATTGTTCGGCAGTTGCCAAGTCACGTTGAAGGCATCCACACCAGCCCATTGTGCGATGGCATTCGTTTCACCTGCCTGCTGGCATGGGAAAAATACGGCATCAGCATTCGACTCAATCGACGCGAAAGCGTCCACCGCATACTCGTCATCAAGTCCCGACATCACCCACCAGTCGCACCGGCAATGCTCAGCCAGGTCGTTCATCAGCATGAAACGACGCTCGCCATCAATCACCACCAACTCCACCCACGACGGCACATCGAGTTGACGATCCGATACGAGCAGCACTTGGTCGGGTTGCGGGTCGGCTCGCTCAATGGATGCCAGCCAACGCGCCCCGAATCGAGGCCAGTAGATGTCACCGAAACTGATGGCACCAGCAGCGATGCTCATGACCGACCAGACCTCTGCTCAATGAGCCCGAGAACGTAGGCGTCGCTTTCTTGGTCTTTGGCTGGGGCGTATCTCGCCCGGTATCGCTCGACTGCGTCGTCCGACAACTCCGAGACGTAGTAGGTGGCGAGGCTTTTGCGACGAATGGAGTCGACGCCATTTATCGGTTCTGGGAATCCGTGCCATGAGCCGGGTGACGTGGCGAAGATGACCATGCGATTAAACTTAGAGACCACTCGATTTCTGCACGCTTCTGGACTGTCCTTGCCCGACCATAACTCCAGATGCCCACCGAACGAGGCTTGCCACATCGGCTCAACATGGAAGATGACGTTGATGCGCCGTTCCAATCCAAGCTTGGGATGTATCGAATAATCCTGATGCACGTTGAGTTTGTCCCGATTGTAAGAAACATGCACACCGCCACCGTGCAGACCGATGTCAGGCGTAAGGCCGCGTATCCCGAACATTGCCGCAATGTCATCAGTTGCGGTCATCGACAGCATCGCCGTGAAGTACGAATACAGATGAGGCCCGAACTCATCCCACCGGTTGCACACGTTCTTCTTCTCAAGCGGATTGTCGTACCTGAACCACGACCTCAGCTCGTCAACTTCTCTTGACAACCCGTGCACGAAATCCTCAGGCAAGGCATCATCCACCACGAGATACGGAAACGGGTCGCGTTCAAGTTTCGGTGCCTCTGCCCCGAATAGGCGGACGAAGAAATGGTGCGTTATCTCGTCGACGGAAAGGAGCATCGCCGCCTCCTGGCGAGGTCGAATCTGCCTGCATTCACAAGATTGTTCGCAACCTTGTGCCGGTGGTATTCCGCCGAATGAGGGAACACGACCTTCTGATTCCAGTCGAACAGTTCACGATCGGAGTGAATCGTGGACGAGTTGTCGTGTCGCACCTTTGCCGAACCTTGTACGACGTCGACGCCGAGCTGCTGGCATCTGAACGCATAGTCGTTGTCGTCAAAGTAACAGGGATGGAAGTTGTCGTCGAACAGTCCGACACGCTGGATGACTTGGTCACCGATAGTGAACGCCGTCCACGGTGGAGCCGCATCAGAAAGCACGACCGCATCCCGTCTGGCTTCCCGCTCGAACGTCGCCAGGGCATCAGGCTCAAACACGTTGTCGTTGCCTGAGATGAGCCACCACGGTGCCTGCTGCGTGGCGATGATGCCGAAGTTCCAAGAGGTGCAGCAACCGAGATTGTCTGGCACCGTCCAGATGTAAGTCTCTTTTACCCAATGCCATTCGATGGGTGGACACTTCTTGCCGTTGTCGATGATGATGAGCCGCTCAACCGGGTGGTCGATTGACTCGACCAGGCGTGAGAGGAAATCGTATCGGTTCAGGATTGGGACGATGAGGACCGGCACCATCCGACGATCTCCTTCATGGCTGGCTTCCAATGGGTTTCATACACGGTGTCTGCGTCATACTGCTTGGCGAACTCGACCGCCTTCTGCGACGTGCCACGCCCACGCTGATAAGCCTGTTCGAGCGCATTCAAGATTGACGCCACATTCGGGATGACGAAGAACGCACCCTGCAACGGGTCCCACCACGGCTGACCCTCAACAACCCAACCGTCACCGACGAGCTCTGGCTGGGCCGTGAAGTTTGAGACGATGACTGGTGTACCGCACGCCTGAGCCTCAATGACCGGGATACCGAAACCTTCACCCATGCTGCATGCCAACAGGACGTCGGCGTCGGAATACATTGCCGCCATCGCATGATGCGGCAACCCCATTCTGTAGAGGTACGGGTCGGCCCACTTGATTTTCTCGTCAGGAATACCGACCGCTAACGCCAACGACTTCAAATCGATACCGCCCATCGACGTCGACGCCTCCGTATGCATGTAGAGCACGGCATCCGGATGCTTCGCCGCGAACATGCTGAACGCCATGAAGTTCTCTGCGAACGACTTGCGCGTCGGGGCCACGCCTTTGTTCGCCGCCGTCATCATCACGACGAAACGGTCATCCTCCCAACCCATGATTTTGCGGCCAGTCAACACCTGATTCGCATTGTCGCGAATCTCCTTCGTCGGCTTGTAGATCGGTTCGACTGCGTGCGGAACATACACGCTACGCACATCCGCCTTGTCCAACTCGTCCTTACCGAACTTCGACATAGCAATCGGCATCACGTTGGGACGCTGGCACCACTTCAACACATCAGGCGGAATCGGCGCATGATCGATGGGAACCCAAGAAGCGATGTTCGGCACCTTGTCAAGATTCGGAGCCTTCAATACCCACACATCAAACAACGTGATGATGAGTTTCGGCAGATTGGTGAACTGAGTCCACTCCATCCAATGTGCAACGAGGATGTCGTCGCTGTACGGGTTCAACCCTCGCGGATAGATTTTGATGCCGTTCCAGTTCGACGTTGACCCTTCGAGGCCGTAGTTCGAGTGGATTGCGACTTCGTGACCGTCTTTGACGAGCCTTTGGACCGCTTGCTGGGTTTGCTGGCCGTAGCCCGTTCCGCACCACGGCGCGTTCGAGTACCAGAGGATCCTTGTCGCGTCCGGGGTTCTACGACTGATTCCTCCCACAAGTGAGCCACGCCCCGCTGCAAGAGCAGGATCGCCTCCGGCTCCGGCAAATCCATCGGAACGTTTTTGACTACGACTCGCATTCACGCAGACCTCCTTCGCAGGTTCGCATCCACCTTAGCCGAGAAATGTCAAAGCGGCCCGGCACCACCCTGCGTGTGGGTGCCGGACCGCTCGACTTGTTCAGTCCCCGTCAAGGGACTTCATCTCACGAAGTTCAGTTCGTGTTGTTGATGAAGTACTTGACGTGGCTGGTTTGCGGCAGGTTGCCGTCGACGCGCATCGTCGCACGGAACGTGACGAGGTCCGCATTGAATGCGTAGTCGTCGCTCCGGTCGAGACGGAGTCCGCCAGCCTGACGGACGTAGTACGAGGGCAGGTGCCCGAAGATGACCGACTTCTTGGCCGATCCCTGCGAGTCCATTGCCGGGTTCTCGTACACGGGGAAGTTGAGCAACTGGTCGTTGCCATCTGCCAGCGCGGGGCTGAAGATGTAGTAACCAGCGGTGTCCTTCAACTTGCGGACCGCACCGAGCGAAGCGGTGTTCATCATCCAGCCAACGCCGGGGAGACGACGCGCCGCACCGTCAAGGCTGTACGCCAGGTCGATGAGGTTGTCTGCGGTGAACAGACCACCAGCGGTCGTGCCAAGCACGCCCGAACCAGCGGCGGCCACGATGCCCTTGGGCTTGTTCGAGCCGTTGCCGGTGGTGAGGTCTGCGTTGACGGCGTAGCCGATGGCGTTGCCGGTCTGCTCCGCGAGGAAGGCGAGGATGTCCACGCCCGAGTCCTCGATGAGTTCACGCGACAGCTGCACCAGGAACGAGTACTTGTACGCGCTCAAGGTGATGAAGTTGTTGAA